TTCATTCTTCTTCCAGGCGATAGACGAGATAGCATCAGCGTTAAGTGGAGCCTCGTCCTTCCACCATACTGGAGGTGACTCATCCACAAAATAGACGAGGTGGTGAATCAGCGGATGCGTCACAGATCTGAGATTTCTCAACCACAACCGCAACACCTCCTCCCGATTCCAATAGGGTGTGATGGTTGTGAGCGTCATTGAAACCGCTTGTAATACTCGCCCTCAACAAATTTTGCCTTCAGCGTCATCGAAGCAGCTGAATCATCTGGGCGGTATCGGATGGCTGGTAGGATCCTGAAATCCATGCTCACGCGGGTTTTGTCTGTGCTGTTGACGTAGTTCCCATGAGTCAGTTTGTTTCCTTCGAATTCAATCAGTTGGCCTTTCCTCAGCACCATAGGTTTGAAGTCACCGAGACCCTGCTGAGACTCTACCCAAACACTCGCAGACCCATCTGAATCTGTCAGCGGGATAATGTAGTTCATCTCCCCCTCTGGGTGTCCAAACTGTGCGTCGTTGTGAAAGGCTCCCACGGCTAGATTACCCCGCAAGTGAACACGGAAAGTTGGGAATTTCTGATAGAGGAATGAGGGCATCCACAAAGGAGCGATGACCTCACGAATGAATCTCTCGTAGAGATCTACCATCTCCGGCCAGCCCGCATGGTACTTGTCATAGAACTTACGGTGGAAGGACGTGCAGGAATCGGCGCTGATCTTGAAGAGCTCATGGTGCTCCTCGTGCAGATCTTCCAAATTGTTCACACCCATCAGATCTTTAATGAGTGAGACGAAATCATATTCTACTACACCATATCGAATTACATGGTATCTCATAATGGACATTTCTTCCGTCGCAAATACAGTTTATCACCCCAGCCATGACGAGTCATCTTCGTTTCTGCTCCTGTCAAATCAAACTTGACGAGGAAGTCATCAATGTCTCTCACAAACGGACATCCCTTGTAGAGTTCCCTGGTATTCACCTCAACATAGGCTGCATCAAACAACCACAGCAAATCTCCCATCCCTCTCAAGACCTTCAGTTCAGCCCCTTGAACATCGACGTTGAGAAACCATCCCGTCCCAATCTCAACTTGGCGCTCGAAGATGAGGGTGTCCACACGAGTCGTCTTCATCTTTATCTCCTCTGTGAAGATTGTTCCAGGATGCTCTTCAAGATGAGTCCCAAACTCAAGGAAGGAGGAGCTCTGCGATTCATTGTTGGCGCGTCTAAATGTCACCTCATCCCAATCCCTGTCACTGAGACACGCCAAGAACGCACGATGCCCTGGATATCTCGCAACATTCTTTGAGAGCTGCCTGTAGATGTCCGGAAGGGCTTCTACCCAGATCACCTGCTTGATCCCTAAAGCATCGTAGGCGGCTGCTTCCTGTCCCGTGTTCGCACCGAGGTGAAGAGCCCCGTTAGGTTTGATATTGTGCCGAGCGAAGAGTTGATCGAATGGTATTAACATGAGATCATTTCAAAACTAGGCCGGCATAGAGTGGGAGGATGTTAGCTCGCTGCTCCCAGGTTGCCGGGCCAGCCATGTGAATCGTTGGCATACCTGGAATCCACTGAGTCCCGTCTGACCAGATCTCCGGGCAGAAGCAACCTATTTCATCAGCTTTACACCCGCGGACTCCGGCGTAGGAAGTCTCCCTGATGATCTCATCAAAGTACCACTGCTCCCACGGGTGGTGGGTGATGATGACTCGCTGGTTGGGACGGACAGCAGGAGAGCCGATCTCGCATCGTTCCCTCCATTCTGTAACGAATTTCCTCGCCGCTTTGGTATTTCTCCAAACAGTCAACCCGGCGCAGAGATACTTCCAAGCGTGCCAGTTGCCTTGCTGGTAAGCTGCCATGAAGATGTCAGGAAGATTGACAAGATTCCCAATGTCCACCTTATGATTCATGAACAGAACATCGGCATCGGCCCAAATGATCTTATCCCACCCTTCGTTCATGAGACGGTCAATCTCATATACCTTCGAGAAACTCGGGTGGAGATCCTTCCAATGCTTCTCACGAACCACTTCATAGACGTATCCTTTGGCTGTGGCATAATCCTTCTGATTCTGAAGGAATCCACCACAATAAGGAGTGATCTCCGACGTTGCTATCGTAATGATTTTCTTCACGGCTTTACGAGCCACCAAGAAGGCCAGTCTTTCTCCTCTGTTACTCTGAGCATCGCCGGATTGTTAGAGACGAATTCATCTACTGCCTGCTTCACCCCGTAGTAGACTCCGGCAATCTCTCCGGCGAGGTAGTCATGACCGGCGAGGATCCCTCCTGGTTTAATCTTAGGCCACCACAGCAGAATATCCTCCCTTGTGGACTCCAGTGTGTGATTTGCATCAATATAAACGAAGTCCATCGTGCCGGGCCCAAACAAAGTGGCAGCCTTCAAAGAAGTGTAGCGAAGAACGGCAGCCCTTCCCTTGTAATCATCAGCTCGCTTCAGAACCCTTTGGTAGCGTGCATTCTGATCGTGGTCACCATGCACGCTATATCCCGGCACGTTCTGAACTTTCCAAGGATCAACCAAATAGCACGTTCCCGGCCAGTGATCCAAAAGGAAGAAGCTGAAGTAACCTTCAGCCACCCCAATCTCGGCAGCCTGCCCGGTCAACCCTAGCTCACAGAGGAGCGGGGCGAAGTCAATTCTACTCAACACTTTGGTTTTCATATCACCATTGACGTTGAATTACCTTAGTTGGGATAGGTCTCTCCCAAACAGCTTCACCAACATACTCAGGAACCTTGCCAACGTAGGGCACACCGAAGCCAGTGTCAATATAAGATCTTCTGGGATCTCTCGTCTGCTGGGTTCTATCACTCAACCGTCCGGGAAGGGTTCGGTGGTACCAATAGAAAGGCTGAAACCTCTTCTCGTCTATCCCAACTGAAACCATTCCCAGTTTGTCCTTCAACCGCCTCTCCATCTCCTGATCATCCCCGGCATACTCTGGCCGGTAGCCACCAGACTTCTCAATGAGAGATCTTTTGTAGGCCCAGCACCCGTGGTAGGCGAACCTGCGGTTCTTCACGTTGAAGGTCTCACTTTGAACCCACTGCCCTCCAACGAAATCAATCGCGTGTCTGGGCTGGACGAATTCACCGCGCCCGAGCGCGTCGACGAGCGACTCTAACCACCACGGCATGTAGATATCATCGTCGTCTGCCTTCGCGATGGCTTGACTGTCAAAAGAGGCGAGCGCCATCACCGCATTATTCTTCTCTCCCAGCGAGCGAAACCGGCGTGGAACCGAGATCAATTCCCACTTGTCACCTTTCTGGTTGCAATACTGACCTCCGTCATCAAGAATAATCAATTCCCTGTTGTCGTAGGTTTGCATCTCGAAGCACTTGATCAATCGGCCCAAGAGCTCTGGTCGGTTGAGGGTAGGGCAGAACGCGGTGATTTTGAGACTCATATCCTTATCCATTCAGGTGGAACGACATCCTTGACGTCATGTCCACCCCAACCTGGAATGAACCAAAGCTTCGGCATGATCACCTTCTTGTTGGGATTCTGACTCAGCCAGGCTCCCCACCAGCTGAATGTTGATGCTGAGCAGATATGGTGCTCGCAGCAGGACATCTCCGTGAGGTCCTCAATCTCATTCTGTCCTTCCGAGAAAGAGCAGTCTAACCGGTGCCCAAACATCTTCTTGCACCAGTCGATATCATCAGAGAAGAAAATGAATTGGTATCCCGGAAACCTCTCCATAGCCTTCTCAATCCACGCGGCGGGAACCTTGGGATGCTTCTTCACCCACTTCAGATAGTCTGTGCGTCGGACATGAACCGAGACGATCCCAGGTTTGAGCTCCCAGTCGAAATCGAACAAGGCGAGGATTTCTGAACGAAATTCTTTGAAGTATCTTTCGCTCTGCCAATAGCCCTCGAGGATGATATTCTTCTCTCTCCATTCTTCCTCAAAGGGAATCTCATGGTAGTGAAAGACCTTTTCCTTCACCGTAATAGAGGAAAGGGCATCATCAAAATCAGGATCGCGAAGGTGGGTTAGGTAGACAGGATCTTTGCGAGGTGGCCAAGGACCGAATGGCATCGTGAAGTCTAGGTGATGTCGTCTCGCATAGCCAATCGTCGCCGCGGCCTGGAATAAGAAGTTGCCGAGACGACCCACCGTAAAAGGAATCACGTGACCCTTACTCATGCTAGAATCCAAGAACAACGGCAGTTGGGATGAAGTGGTATCATCCCTCTCGCCTCTTCAATTGTGAAAGTCTGGCCTTCAAAAGACTGACACTGCTTACATACTCTGTCGTCGCCTGCGGTGACCCATTCGGCCCTAACTGTCAGCTGCGCGATCCCTAGCCGCTGGAATGCGTCTAGCTGGCCCTCTGCGTGCGAGGCCACAACCTCGGCCCTTGCGATACTGAGAGCCTTGGTCTCTGCGAGAGAACTGATCCTCGCTACAATGTCGGCAGCGATCTGGTCGGGTGTAGCACCGGAAATGAGACCGTCAGCGAGGATGCGGGAGGCCTCGGCACTCACCTGGGCAGCGACTCCCTTGAGACTCTCAAGAGCGCGAGCATTGATGAGTTGAAGTTTATTCAAGATCTCTGGATCCCGCAAGATAGTCGTCAAGAGTTCTTCCTGGCTCAGATCAGTCACGTCGCCCCGCTTCGCTGCGAAGTGGGCGTTGATGACTCCTCTGATATAAGCCGCCCTGATGAAGGTCCAAAGGTCGGCGGAGAGAACGAAGATCAAGATCTGCTGCTCTAACCACTCCTTGAAGGCCTCTAGTTTGCCCGGGTCAGTCCGGAACTCAAACTCTCTCGGCTGGACGTGAAAGATCAGCCGGGTCCGTTCCTTCAGTCCCAGCGCGTCAAGCTCAACGAAGAAGTCAATCACCGCGTCGCTGAGATTTCTAAACCGCCTTCTCAGGTCAGCAATAAATCGTTTCGTCAGAGTAGTGGTCCGGGTAGGATCAACACGAAGAAGATTCATCAGTTGGCGGTGCTCGCAGGCTGTTTTCTACCTGGGGTGGTCGGCTGACGGCCGGTGCCTACCCCTAGTTTATTCCGACCCGCCCCACTCCCCTTTGCCGCTGCCTGCGCTTTGGCATCGGCCGCAGCTTGGGCACCGGAAGCCGTAGACTGAATCTTCATCAAGTCGTCACCCATCTCATCAATGATGGAGTGGGCTTCCACGTCGGTATATCCCAGCACCAAGGTGAGGAAATGGAAAGGAGGCACCAGCGCATCTACCCCACCCATAACGTATTTCATGAGGGCGTTGGTTCGGCGCTCGGCCACCTCGGCTTTGTCCCGGTCGCCGGGGCTGTTCAGGTCCGGCCAAAGGACGATGGTCTTCTCGGGCTGAGGAAGAACCCCATACGCGATCAGGCGATTGAGGAAAGGCTTGATGATGAATGGAGTGACGTAGCCTTGCCGACGACGATTCACTCTCCGGTTCCAAGCTCGCATGTCTTGTTCAGAAGCGAGCTGTGCGGCTTCGCTTCCAACTAACACCCTCCAAGGAATTCCCAGCGACATGGCGATCAAACGAATCTGCACCTCTAAGTGAGGCCCTGGATCCGCCACCTGCACGTTGAGGGATTGCGCCTTCATCCCCAGCGTGGCGATATACCTCTGGAGGCCATTCATGTAAGCCTCGATCTGTTCCTTGGTCGCTTCCTCATCAAATTCAACATCTTCTCCGTTTCCAACTGATTCTAGTGAGATACCTGGGAACCCTCCCTTCCAGAACATCTCACCGCTGCCCCCGCCGATCTTCTTCACATCTAAGAGACGGTCGAAGACCTTCTCCATTCTCGGCCGACCGTAGATTTCTGAAGTCATCCGGTTGTCAGCGAGATGAACCACCCTCGTCCAGTGGACAATCTGCTTGCCGTTGACGCCCTTGTTCTCGACATCATCAAAAGTGACCTCGTAAGTCTTAGGCATTCCGTATCGCGGGCTGGCCGGGTTCTGTTCTAGCTCTTTCACCTCCAGCACTGACTCATCTAAGGCCCGCAAGAACAGAAGTTCGTGCTCTGCTCCGTTATCCTTCTCACCTCTGTCGTTCACACCCGGCACGGCAGTGGCGAGATCGGCCCCATCATCGAGCCCAATCAAGATGATGCCGAAACGACCGATACCACTCAAGATATCGGCCCTGAGCAAGATGGAGAGAAGATTGAATTGGTCATCTAACTCTAGCCAAGCCTTCTCAAAGTCAGTTTCAGTCTCATCCTGATTCTCAAAGATTTGAGGGCTTTCGCTCCAACTCTCTTCAGGAAACACACTCACCACACGGGTGGCTAGATCACCGCGCAGGAAGGCATGCAGATAGTCTGTCACTTCAATGCAGGCTGGGTGCCCACACTCGGCGTCGATGTCTCGACGTGGATCTAGCTGGCGACGCAGCCAGAGCTGCCTCTCTAAGAGAAGGTTTTGGACGATCGAGTTGGTATTGAATCGACCGGTAGATGATCTCTTCATAGAAGGACTCTACTGGACGACGAAGGAGGAAGCAACCTAAATGTCGTGGTGATCCATCGGATCTTTCACAGGCACCTTCTTCAACTGGGTGGCTGCAAGGGAAGCCACCGGATTGTCGGGAGGTGAACCATGAACAATCTTCTCGGCCTCTAGCCTTCTTCGCTCGCGGGCGATCTTCAGCAACACCAGATACCCCATCAGGTCGTCGATGGTATCTTCATGGAAATCCTCTCCGTTCCCTCTCGTCAACCGGCTGAGCTTGTCGTCAATCCTCACCTTGATGGCCTCAATCGGATCGGCTCGC